GTCTGGGCCATCTTGGTCACATTGGCGAACTGCGCAATGGCGGTAGCCGCTTCCCCGGCCGCGAGATCTGTGGAGTTCCCGATGTCGATCATGGTGCGGGAGAAAGACACCAGATAGTTGTTCCGGATTCCCAATTGTCCGGCGTTCGCCATGACTTCGGCAATGGTGTCGGCGGAGGTCGCCACCTCGGTGGACATTTGTTTCGCGGCGTCAGAGAGCGCCTGATACTCCTCTTCCGTGGCGTCCACGGTCTTGCGCACGGACGCGAAGGCGCTCTCAAAGCTGACGGACGCCTTGACGGACGCCGCGCCCAGCGCGAGAATCGGCACGGTAGCATACCGGGTCATGGAAAGCCCGACGGTATTGAGGGACTTGGAGACCGCCGCCGCCTTCTTGCTGAACGCGGTGAGGGAGTCCCCGGCCTTTGTCCACGCAGACTCCAGCGTCGCAAGCCTGGTGTTGGCGGACCGGATCTGCGCCTCGGTCTGCTTCACGGCAGCCTGGGCCAGATTGAGCCCTGTGCGCGCCTTCGTTACCGCGTCGGCGTTGTTTTGGAGGCTCTTCGCACCGACGGCGAGCTGGCCGTCCAGCTTTTTCACTTCCGCGCCGACCGCCTTGTATTGCTCCTCCAGGTCGAGGAGCTCGAGCCCCAGCCGGTTGGATTCCTCGCTGTTGTCGCCGGTCGCCTTGACGCTCGCCTGGAACGCGGTTTTCGTCTGGTCGATCCGAGCCTTCAGCTCGGCATACCGCGTCTTCGCGGCGTCGAGGGAGACCCTGAGTTCGCCGTTCTTACGAGCGGACGCCGAGAGCTTCGCGTTGGCTGCTTCCAGCGCGCGCTCGTACTGAGAGACGGCGTTTCGCTGAGCCACCAGCTTCTGCTGAAGACTCGAGATCTGCGCCTGGTTGCCGGCGACGGTCTTCTCGAATCCGTCTACGCCGGCAGCCGCGCGCTTGAACGCACTCTCGGCTTCGGCCACCTGCCGGTTGATGGAGGTCAGATTCCGGGAAAAATTGTTGCTGTCGAGGGATAGCGATACGACCAGGTCCCGCAACACTTCGCTCAAGAAATCCGCCTCCTTCCGCGCAAAATAAATCGCGCAAAACAAAAGCGCCCGACGAGTCAGGCGCAGAATCAGTCGTTGTGGTCCGGGCAAAAAAGTGCTATACTTTTCTCAGAAACACGAAAAAATGCGTGTAAGAGATGCTATTTTCACTTCAATCCGGGCCAGATCTGGTCAATATAGGCCCTCCGGGGCTCGCTCTTTTTCTGGTCGCGCGCGGCTTTCCAGGCACGGAGCTTCAAAAATCCGAGCATGTCCATGTCGTCGATCTCCCCCATCCGCCAGCCGGACTCGAGGAGCGCATTGTAGGTCGAATAAATGTAGTCGGGCAGCGTCAGGATGCCGTCGTCGTCGCCACCGTCTTCGGCTCCCGCGCTGCCATTGTAGGAAACTCTGACAAAACTTCTGTCGTCTGCGTCTGCACCGCCATGAGCGCGAACGCGATGTCGTGCATGATCTGGTCGGCGGGATAGTTGTCGAGCATCTCGTCCGGCGTGAACTGATTCTTGAATAAGAGACAGAACCAGCGGATCATGGTGTCCATGGCTTCCGGGATGGTAAAATTCGCGTCCGTGGGAACTTCCGCGCCCGTTGCGGCGGCCTGCGCGAACTGCACGACCTTCGCATACATTTTGGACGCGGGCTCCATCTCGCGCAACGCGCGACCGGTGACGAAATCCACGGTATATCTCTTTTCCCCCAGCGTACAGGTGATCACATTCGTCCTCCTTTATCAGGAATGCCCACCGTCGAAGTTCCCGACGGCGGGCAGATTATAGAATACCGCGTTAAGGCGTCACTGCGAAGACGGGCGTGTACACGGTGTCGAGGAAAACTGCTGCTTTCGCCGCGTCGAACCCGTTCTCACCTTCGTCCGCCACGGCCTGATATCGGCCGTCGCTGATGCGCTTGATCGCCGTCCACTCGATTTCCCCCGTCTGCCGGGTGATGGTCTTTCCTTCCTTCGTCTGGTAATTCTCCGTGACCGGCTTTGCGCGCGTCTTGAAGAGCCAAACATACCTGAACTTACCGTTTGCCTTCTCGGACATGAAGCCCACGGCGAAGTATCCGGGCTTGTCGGACGCCGCGCGGATGAGCACGCCGTTGTCGTCGATCTTATTCGAAAAGATCATCTCCTGGATGGTGAGCGGCAGGTCGGCCAGCTTGGTCTTGAAGGCGAGTTCGGGATCTGCGTACAGAACATCTCCCTCGGCGTCGTCAAAATAGATGATGTCCGGATCGGCGTTGTCGGGCGTAATGGACGCCTCGATGGCGCCGGCGACCTTCTGCAGGGCATCGTAAGTGGTTTCGGTCTCGGTGTCCGCCGTCATGGGCGCGAGTACCATGTTTTTGAGGCCCACCGTGCTGGACACGGCGGGCGCCGCGGTTGCGGGCATATTCAGTACCTCCGTTGTTTTATAGGTCCCTGTCAAGGGCGTTACGCAGTTGCTCCTTGAGAAGTTCATACGCCTCGTCGGCGCGGACGTCGAATGCCGGGCGGACGAAGGGATGCGGCGGCGCGGGGTGCGGCCCGCCGTGCCCAAACTCGACCGGATTGGAATACGCCGCACCGCCCTCTGAGCGATGCACGCCCACCGTTACGCGCGCACCGCGCTTGCGGGATGCCTTCTTGATCCGAAGGGAGCTTCGAAGCTTTCCGGAGCCTGGGTGCGGGTTCGTGCTCGCGTTTTGGATCATCTGCTCGAGCACCGGTTGCGCGGCGGTTTCAAGAATCCGATTGGTCGTTGCGTTTCCGCCCTCATCTGTCTTGATGGAGTCGGCCATCCGTGCGATGTCGTTGCGCAGGTCTGCTCCACCCTTGAGTTCGAGGCTCATGGCAGTTCCTCCGGTGTCAGCCAAAGTACCCACGTCCAGAAGACGAGATACTGGTTTGCTTCTTCGTTGGGGGACGCCTGCTCGGTTTCTTCCACCAACGCAAAATTAGCCGCGCGCAAGGCCGTCCGGATCGTGCGGATTGCGTCCGTGGGATCGGTATCGCTCCAGAGGTTCAGGTAGACGTACACCCGGTAACGCCGGAACCCGTCGTCCCAGTGCTCGTCCTCTGTGGCCAGCGTCGTGTAAACGAGGTACTGTGCCGGCGCAGTTGGGAGCGGAGAGGTTGGCTTCCACGCGCCGGGGAAGGCGGGAATGCCGGTGGGCGCCAGCGCGTCCTGTATTCTTTTCATCCGCCCACCCCCTTCGCGGAGACCGTGAACAGTTTGAGGTAGCGGCGCTTGAAGTCGTACTCCTCCACCTTTTCGATCCGGTGCTTCTCATCCCGGAAGCGCACCCACATGCCGGGTCCGATATCACCGCGCCAGCGGATGACGAAGACCAGTCCGCGCGCGGCGGTTCCCGCGTCCCCGGCAACGAGGTAGCGCGAGGAACCGTCTTCAACAGAAGCCCATACCCGGCAGACGACTTCCTCCGTCTCATCGGCATACCCGTTCCCGTTTGAAACATTGACGGTACGCCCGATCTCCACAGGATTTCGGAGTTGGCCTGGGTGCGGCATGGACATGTTCATGCACTTCCTTCCATTAAAAGAGCTGTTCGGGGGAGCGGTGCGGATAAAGAAGCGCGCGGAACGCGGCGGTCATGATGTTGTAGCCGTTCTTCTCGGACAGGTCCCGGCATTCGTAGAAATAGGACGCCATGAGGAGAACGGCCAGCCGCGCCGTCTGCGGCGCGTTCTCGTCAAAAGTCACGCGGCAGAATTCCTCGGCGGCGGCCTGCGCCTGGACGATGAGGGATTCGAGCAGCGCGTCTTCCTCGTCGTGCTGGATGCGCAGGTGCGCTTTCAGTTCAGGGACGGTGATGATCATGTGCCCTCTGTCCCGCCGGCTGCCGGATCCCCCGCATCATTCGCCGAGGGTTCCGCAGCATCCGCCATGTAGCCCGCCGCGCGGAGTTTCCCGAGCAGGGCGTTGAAGTCTTCGCGGAGCGCGGCGACGGTAGTGGCCTGGCTGTCCGGCTGATGCGCCAGTTTCTCCATCTCGATCACTTCCGCGAGACCCTCGACGACCGCGCCGGGCAGGAAAGTCAGTTTCCCCCCGATCACGGTTTCCCGCCCGCCGTGGGCGGTATAGTTGTGCGTCTGGTATTCGCTCATGTTTTTACCCCCTGTTGCTCATTTTGTGCGCGGTCGCTTGTCAGGCGCTCTTCTGCTGGAGTGCCTGAACGGCCTCCGCCAGAACGAGCTTGCCGTCCACGCGCTCGGAGGAGAGGAAGCCCACCTGGCCGGTGGCGGCATACAGTTCGTTGAGCCGCTTGAACGAGCGGCCCTCCCGGTCCGCCACCCAGAAGTAGG